CAGGTCCAAGGAACTTTTGTTACAGGTAATGTTCGCGGCAATACAAGCAATGCATTTAGAAGTGCTATATCATACAATGATGATACACAAGTCGGCAACAATCTATTTGAAGATATTGCAGACAATGTTAGAATAGAAACTGAAGCTGATGGAATATTAGACTTCACAGAACATAATCCTTTTGGTGAAGCCTGATGTTAAATAATTCGCATTTTTACAATAGAACAATTCGTAAAGTAGTAGTTGCTTTTGGCACCATATTCAACGATTTGTTATTGGTAAGATATAATAAAGCTGGAACAGTTGAGCATGAGAGAATGCGTGTTCCTCTTTCTTATGGCGCAAAAGAAAAATATGTTACACGATTAGTATCTGATCCAACACTAACAAAATCTATTGCAACATATGTACCAAGAATTTCTTTTGATTTAGTTGGATTAGAATACGATTCATCCAGAAAATTTAATACTATAAACAGAAACTTCTCAACGAATGCTACGACTGGTGCAGTATCTGGGCAGTATGCGCCAATACCATACAACTTTGAATTTGAGTTGGCTATCTATGTTAGAAACACGGAAGATGGTACACAAATTCTTGAGCAGATATTACCATACTTCACGCCAGACTTTACTGTGACTGTAGATTTAATACCAACATTAGGTAGAAAATATGATATGCCAGTCATTCTTAATTCTGTGACACCACAAACAGAATATGAAGGTGATATGTCTACGACTAGACTTATCATTTGGAACTTATCTTTTACTGTAAAAGGATATATCTTCCCACCAGTAAGCACGGTTGGTTTAATTGAACAAGCAAATACAAACATCTACACAGATTCAAGAAGTACCCTATCACAAAAAGTATACGTTGATTATGCTAATGGTTCTGGTGTTTTAGTTACGGGTGAAGTTGTTAGAAGTTCATCCAAAAACAAAACAGGAACTGTTGTATACTTTGCAAATAATAGCGGTGGCACATTAGTAGTATCAGACTTAAATGATTTGCTTGAAGAAGACGATGTGATTGTTGGTGATTATTCTAATGCTACATATACAATAAATACCGTAGATTTGAATCCATTAAAAACAGTTGCAATTATAACTGTACCAGATCCAGTATCAGCAAACTCGGATGAAGATTTTGGATTCACAGAAACGATTACAGAATTTCCAAGTACTTTGACTTAAAATAGGAAGTCTAAATGACAAAAAAGTTTTCTCAATTAACCGCTATCTCTAATGTTGGAGATACACCAGCAAATGTTATATTTGGAATTTCCAACACAGCAAGCGGAACATCAAACACTATATCACTGTTATCATTAACAACACATCTTGATTCAACATTTGCTACTGACATTGCTTCATTGGCAAACGTAGGCGCAGGACTTATTACGGTAACATCAGCCTACCAAGCAAATACTGGTGCGGCCGCTTTAGCTGGACAAGCCAACGTTGGGGCTGCTAGAATTGTTGATGTGGCATTAGGTCAAGCTAACGTTGGTGCTGGTATCATTACGGTAACATCAGCCTACCAAGCAAATACTGGTGCAGCCGCTTTAGCTGGTCAAGCAAACGTAGGTGCTGGTTTAATTGCGACAGCAAATGCATCACAAGCTAACGTAGGCGCAGGTAGAATTGCGGATGTTGCTTCTGGTCAAGCTAACGTAGGTGCCGCTGTCATATCAATAACAACAGCATATCAAGCAAACGTTGGAGTTGCTATTGCCTCTGGTCAAGCAAATGTAGGATCAAGTTTAATTCCATTAACAAATAATATTAACAATGCATTCAATCAAGCTAACAATGCATACACAGCCGCTAATACTGCATTGAATATATCACAAAATATTCAAATACAAGATTACACATTGCAGTTGACGGATCGTGGAAAACATATCTATAGTACCAATACACAAGTTCAAACAATTACCATTCCAAACTCTGGCGTTGTTGCATGGCCAACGGGCACAGTAATTGATATTGTTCTTAACGGCAGCGGTATGATTAATGTTGCTACATCAAATGATGTTACGCTTTATGTTGCTAACAACTCTACCGTAAAAGGATATGCAAATGTGTATCCTCGTGGATGGGCAACACTACTAAATGTTGGCGCAAATAATTGGTTCATCAAAGGGCAGGGCGTAGATTGAAAACTAATGAAAATCTATCCAACATCTTTGGAGTTCAACCACTAGCAGAAGACGAATCTTCTATAGTTGAAATTGTTCCAACAGATGTGGATTCGGATTTTGAATTCGCAAGAAACAATATTCGTGAGTTAGCTGAAAAAGGTAGAGTTGCTGTAGATAATATTCTTATGGTAGCAAAAGCAACGGATCATCCAAGGGCATATGAAGTTGCAGCCACACTAATTAAAAATATGTCTGACATTAATAAAGATTTACTTGAGTTGCAAAAAAGAAAAAGAGATTTGTCACCAGTTAAAGAACAGACCGTAGTAAATGTAGACAAAGCTGTATTCGTAGGCTCAACAAGAGATTTAATTAAACAAATTAAACAAGTAGGATAAAATGGAACAATTAATTCAACAACTAAAAGTAATCTTGGGTACCAATTTTGCTCTGTATCTAAAATCACATGGCTTCCATTGGAATATTGAGGGTGCTAATTTTCCACAATACCACGATTTCCTCAATGGATTCTACACCGAAGTTTTCAATCAAAACGACCCTATTGCGGAACACATCCGTCAATTAGATAGTTATGCTCCAGGATCATTAGAAAGAATGTTGGAATTAGCTGACTTGGAAGAATCACAAAACATTCCTATGGCACTTGCTATGATGACAGAATTGAAACGTGATAACGATAGATTTATTATACATCTCCGTGCTGGTATTGTTGCAGCCGAACAAGCCGATGAGCCAGCAATCGGTAACTTCTTGCAAGACCTTTTGGGTGCTCACCAAAAGAAAGCATGGATGTTAAGAAGCATCATTAAGTAATGTCAATCGGTGGTTATTTAGGTAATCCAAAGTTAAAGCGGGCTGGTGTACAAGTTGAGTACACCAATGACCAGCTGATTGAGATTACTCGGTGCATTAAAGATCCAGTCTACTTCATTAAAAATTATGTAAAGATTGTTAACGTAGACTTGGGTCTCATTCCTTTTGATATGTGGGACTTTCAAGTGGAGATGGTTCGTGGTTTCCACAGCCAACGTTTCTCTATTGCTAAGATGCCACGACAGGTTGGTAAAACAACCACAACAGCAGGCTATATGCTTTGGGCAGTTTTGTTTTCGGATGACTACAAGATTGCAATTTTAGCAAATAAAGGCGACTTAGCCCGTGACATTCTTGGTCGTATCAAATACTCATACGAATATCTTCCATTGTGGATGCAACAAGGCATTATGGAATGGAACAAAGGCAACATCGTTCTTGAGAATGGTTCTGAGATTTCCGCTTACGCAACAAACGCATCTGGTGTTCGTGGAGGAACATACAATCTAGTATTCTTGGATGAGTTTGCTTTCGTTCCACAAAACATTGCAGCCGAATTCTTTACTTCTACTTATCCGGTAATCTCATCTGGTAAAACCACAAAAGTTATTATTGTTTCAACGCCTCATGGTTTGAATCAGTTCTACAAGATGTGGACAGATGCAGTTGAACAGCGTTCATTATATGTGCCATTTGAAGTTCATTGGTCTATGGTGCCAGGAAGAGATGCAACCTGGCGTGAAGAAACGATTAGAAACACCAGTGAAGAACAGTTCAGGCAAGAGTTTGAAACCGAGTTCATCGGTTCATCAGCAACATTGATTCCTGGTGCTAAACTGAAGATGCTTGCGTTTAATAATCCAGCAGAAAAAGAAGAATACTTGGACATTTACGAAGCACCAAAACCGGGTCATACTTACATGGCGATTGTGGATTGTGCGGAAGGCGTCGGACTAGACTATTCTGTATGCTCAATTATTGACGTTACCGAAATACCATACAAACATGTAGCTAAGTTTAGAGATAATAAACTATCAGCTTTCATCTTCCCAACATATGTTTATAATCTTGCTAACAGATACAATCGTGCTTGGATATTGGTAGAAACTAATAGCGTTGGGCAACAAGTGGTTGACATTTTACATTATGATTTGGAGTATGAAAACATCTTTCGTATTGAAAGCCATGACATTAAAGGTCAGCACATTGCCAGCGGATTCAAGAAAGGTGCAGCCTATGGTGTCAAAACATCCAAGACAGTCAAAAAGATTGGCTGTTCCAATCTGAAAACTCTGATAGAAACTGACAAACTCACTACTACAGACTTTGACACCATCGCGGAGCTAAATACCTTTGTAAGAGATAAAGATTCTTATAAAGCCGAAGAGGGCAACAATGATGATATTGTGATGACTTTGGTACTTTTTTCATGGTTGACAGCACAAAGTTTCTTCAAGGAAATAACAAATTCCGATGTTAGACAAAGACTTTTGGAAGAACGACACCTTCAAATGGAAGAAGAAATGTTACCAATAGGTATTTTGGATGACGGCTTAGAAGAAGAAAAACATTTTGACGGTGAAGACCTTTGGACGGCAGCAAAGCGCAAGGGTTATCTATCGTCAACTTTATAAAAACATAAATAGATAATACGATTTAGTTCTATAATAAAAAAAAGGAGAACACAAAATGGCTTTCCAATTATCACCAGGAGTTAATATCTCCGAAGTAGATTTGACAACAGTTGTTCCTTCTGTTGCAACTACGATTGGTGGTTTAGCAGGCGCTTTTACATGGGGTCCAGCTAATGAAATTACTATCATTAGCAACGAAACGCAACTTGTAGATAGATTCGGCAAACCAGATGCTAATACATTCCAAACATTCTTTACCGCAGCCAACTTCTTGTCATATGGAAGCGACTTGAGAATTGTACGTTCTGTTGGAGCAGGTGCTAAAAATGCAACAGCAAATTCATCAGCTACAACTGTATTGATTGAAAACGAAACAGACTACGAACAAAACCATTCTTCAAACGGCACATCAGCATTCCACGCTAAATGGGCAGGTGCTGTTGGTAACTCAATAAGAGTTGAAATGGCAGACAGTTCTTCATACACTGGTTGGACTTCATACAAAGCAGAATTTGATTCTGCGCCAGCAACTTCTACATATGCATCTCAACGTGGCGCATCAAATGATGAATTGCACATTATTGTCATTGATGTGACAGGTAGAATTTCTGGTACAGCTAATACAGTTATTGAAAAATGGGGCTATGTTTCTAAGGCAAGCGATGCTAAGAATTCCGACGGAACAAGCAATTATTATAAAGATGTTTTAAACTCTAGATCCAAATATGTTTGGTGGGCAGGTCATCTAGCCGCAAACTGGGGTACGGCTGGTGCAGTTTCATATACCACATTTGCAACTGCTTATGCTTCAACTTTTGCCGGTGGTGTTGACGATACTCCTGTAGCAGCCAATACAAATACCGCGTATGCTAAGTTTGCAAATCCTGATGCGGTAGATGTTTCTCTATTGATGGCCGGGGCTACAAGCGGAACAACAATTCCAAACTACTTGATTGCTCTTGCTGAAACACGTAAAGATTGTATGGTATTTGTTTCGCCTGAACAAGATGATGTTGTAAACAATTCTGGTTCAGAATCTACAACAGTAATTACCACAGCAGGAACATATACCAAGTCTTCATACGCAGTTATGGATTCCGGCTACAAGTATCAATACGACAAGTACAATGACGTATATCGTTGGGTACCATTGAACGGCGATATTGCTGGTCTATGTGTTCGTACAGACAATGAACGTGATCCATGGTTCTCACCAGCTGGTCTAAATCGTGGTGTTATCAAGAACGTTGTTAGACTTGCTTGGAACCCAACCAAAGCTGAACGTGATGAATTGTACAAAGCTGGTGTAAATTCAGTTGTTACATTCCCAGGTGAAGGCACAATACTATACGGAGACAAAACTCTATTGAATCGCCCAAGTG